CATTTTGAAATAGTGCATATAATCTAAATAATTGTTCTTCTGCTATTTGTAAGTTATCAGCTTTTTCAGATAGTCTTGCATTAAGTAATTCAAATTCTGTTTGTAAAGCTACACCTGATGATACTTGTGTCTTTGTACTTCTTACTGCTCCTGTATGTGCAATTCTATTTATGGCATTTACTTTGTTGTTAATTGATTCCATAATGGCTTGTAAGTTTTGCCCTGATGGTTGAAGTAGATATGGTTTTAAATTAGGCTCTAATTCTTCAGGCATTTCTATTACTGCACCAGCACCAGCAGAAGCATTAACCGATGGAGTCTTAACTAGCGATGGATGGTTTGTTAATCTAATAAGTTGTTCAACTTCTGACAACTCATTATAGATAGCTTTTTGTAAATCGCTAATATCAACTAGGTCTGATTGACCAATCCCTTTTTTGTGTGATTTGGAATTGTATAAGATAACTGCTGGTATCTTGCCAATCAGATTATCGGCAGTATCTATTACAACAGGCTCGTCTCTGTCTGATTTTGCATAGACAGTTTCAATCCTATCAAGATACCATATTCTAAAGTAAGTTCCGCCCTTTTTATCTACTTCTTCTCTTACTTTAAGATAATCTAAAACATATTTACCATTTATTTCTCTTTTAAAATTCCAATCTAAAACATTTTCTGGTGTTAAGATTGATAAGTATGGTCTAATATCTTGCTCTAGTTCTTCTGCTCTTGTGTTTGTAGTTATTTTTGGTTTATCTAATATTAAAAAACAATGTCCATAAATTGAAGAATAATTTTGAGCCTGTTTCATAACTGCGTCAAAACTATTTCCATCTAAATCTGCATCTTTTATAAATGATACTAAACTAGCTTCATCAGCCATAGCACCAAAATCCCTTGATGCTTTTACTCTGAATAAAAATGATGAGTATATTTGAATAATGTTTTTACAATGATTGTCGCAAGGAGTGTTACCTAATCTTTGATTGTACTCGTTGTCTAATTCTAAATTATATCTATTTAAAAATTGACCAAGTGTATAATCATATCCACCATTATATGATCTTATGTAATATTCCCAAAGATTAACATTTTCTTTGTAGTCTTTGTGTGTTTCAAATGCTTCGTCTCTTGAATATGCCATAGTCTATTTCATTGTCCATCTAGTTGGTCGTGAACTTGGCATTTGAACTACTAAAGGTTTTATGTAATCAATCATGTAGCCTAGAGCATCGTTCATATGGTCAAATCCATCTTCTTTATCAGGAATATTTGTATCTTCCTTGTACGTTTGTCTTTGTAATCCTTTTATCAATGTTTTGCAAGATTTGCTAATAAAAATATGTCTGTTTCCATTAGTATCTTTGAGTTTAGAATTAACTGCATTGATTCTATCTCTAACTGCTGGATGTCTTGATTTAACTTTTACATTAAACCCACCATTCTGTAAAATTGATAAATCAGTTCTCCCACCAGCACTTGTTTTTCTTTGTTTAGAAGCTGGGTCAGGGTAAATAAATATTGGTACTTTAGTTCCATACCTATCTCTTATCTCTTGCACCATTTCATCAGTATTACTTGAATAAATTACTACTTCATCAACAATATAAATCTTTTCTTTTTCTATTTGAGCAACACAAGCACTCATTGGGTCAACATTGAAGTCCATTCCTATATGAAAAGGTTTATTATATTCTATTGGTTTATTAACAACAGACTCAATAGGATGAAAGTTATAATAGATTGCACCAGCATAATTTTCAAATGTACCCTCAAACTCTTGTCTAAATGTTCTTTGATCTAAGTCTTGTCTAGCTTGTTCTATTTCTTTTGGTGTAACCATACCACCATCTAAAGTAGTAAATTGGAAGCTATCCCATTCTGGGTCTTGCTTACCTTTTAGATACATTTCATAAGTCCAATTACCATAGCCTTTAGGAGTTCCACACATTAAAACATGACCTAATGTATCTGATACTGATGCTCTTAATACTTCAAACCAAGTTCTTTTATCAATATCACTAAACTCATCTAATATTAAAAAATCTAAACCTGTACCTCTTAAAGAGTCTGGAGCATCACTTGATTTTAAGCTTATTGTACTATTTGATTTTCTAATAACTATTGTAAGTGTTGTTTCGTTAATATCTTCTATCCAATTAAACTGATTTAATACTTCTTTTAAGCTAGACCAGCAAATATCTTTAGCCATTTTAAGAGTTGGTGCTACATACCATATCTTTTGATTAGGTTTTGATGCGTATTTCATCATCTCAGTTATAGCAAGATATGTCTTACCAAATCTTCTACCTGATATAAGAACTCTAAATCTTTTATTAGATTGACTTACTTTATGTTGACTTTTTGTTAGAGATATTTTCACTACAACCAAATTTTATATAGATATTATATTTATTAACTTCTTCCCTACCTATTTCAACTATTTTATCATAAGATTTTGTATAACCATCAAGCATACAAGTATAACCATCTTTATAGGTCTGATTAAGTGTAAAAGGTGGCATACATTGAGTTTTACCCTCTACAAACGCACACATGATTATCGTCAGAACATACTCCATTTACTTTTTCCTTTTGTATTTTCGGTGCGTTTGAACTCTCCAAGTCCAATGGAATATTGCCCTTGTTATCTTCTCTATTGTTTTTAAAACCCAATCTATCATTATTAATTCTCACTTCGTTTTCGTATGTCCTATCTTCGTCAATCATATTATTCTAAAATTAAAGATGTTATCTTCTTCTCTCCCATATATATTTCTATATTAGCTTTTGATTTAATACATTTATACTGAACTCTATCAGTAGATTTTTTGTCTCTCATAGCATATCTCTTAGCTTTTAAACATTTAGATAAACTATCTTGGATTCTATGTTCCTTGATTTCGTGATCTACTATTAATAATAATGCAAAAACTGTTTCTATCATCTTATTTCCTCTTTATTCCATTTTATAAGTAAGCAAATTATAGATAAATAAATTAACCCTACATATAAAATACTTAATATCATTAATTATAACTATACCCTTTATTAGATTTTTCTAATTTTTTAAATAATAATTCGTGTTGTTTCATAATTTCTTCATCCATATCAAACATTTCAGACATTTTTTCTTCTGTTAATCTTACTTGCATTTCTAATTGTTCAACTTTAGTTTCAAGAATTGCTTGGCTAGTAGATAGTTCAAAAGTCCTAGACAATGACCAACCACCTAAAGCAATTAAAAGTCCTACCAACAAAGTTAAAATCTTTTCCATCATGGATGGTTACCATTATTTCTAATTTTATCTTTCATATTTTCTATGTTTACTTCTATATTTTTTATATCTTCCATTGCTCTATTAAGATTAACTGTGTTATTTCTCATGCCTTGCATTTCATTTTCTAGTTCTTCAATTTGACTAGCCATGTGTTCAAGCAACATAAACTGTTCCTGGTCAGTAGGAACTTGCTCAGATTTTTTAAGTAAATCACTACTAAATAATTCTCTTGATGTCTCTAAACTTGTAAGTCTACTGGTTAGTTCTGTGTAAGCAAATATACCCATAGATACAACCACAACAATACCAATCATGTTTTTGATTGGCATGGCAACTGAGGTATTTTCGCTTACCTTCATTATAAAATAGTTGCTATTACAACAACTAATATAACAACACCTGCAATAACCTTATGGTCTGTCCAGAAGTGTTTAATTGTTTCAAATATTTTGTCCATAATATTATCCTCCTAAAAGTGTATACCATTTTCTTTTAGAATTGTAAGGTCTTTATCTTCCTTGCCTATTGTATTTTTTAAAGCTACGAGCTTCTGATTTGTTTAGATTTTTCTTATGCCTTCTTGGTCTTTTAGGTGGCTTATCTCTAGGTACAAAGTGTAGAAACTTAATACGAGCCATTACTTTTTCTTTTTATATTTAGGTTTCTTTTTATTTTTCTTACCAGTTTGTTGAGATAGTATGCTTGTTTTTCTACTGTATTGTTGTGAATATGATTTAGATATATTTTTCATTTGTATTTCTTCTCCCATATTTCTTGTTGAGTTAATCCTATTTCATCTTGTTTCTGCTTACAAGTTGGTTCAATATCTTCTTGTTTTATAATATCAACTAATGCGTATCTATAAACTTTAGTATTATCTCTCCATTGAAAATGGATTAAGTATCTTGGATCTTCGTATTGTTCAATTAGTCTTGGATCAAATGCAGCTAGTGTCATTTCTTTCTCATTATATCAGCACCTTTAAGACCATAGATAGCAGAAATTACTCCTATAAAAATTGCCTGATACCAGTAGGGAAGGTTCTTAAAGTATTCAAAGAATAAATCTAGCTTTGCACGAATGTCAGGATCGTCAGAGAAAACAGAATAAGCCAGTAACAAAATAGGAAGGGATATAAGAATGAGTACAAACTCATCCTTCCAACCATTATCATTACTCTCAATAACTTTCGCTTTATATTCAATTTCACCTTTCGCCATTTGCTCTGCGTGGTGCATCTGAGCATCTGACATCAACTGTTTAGTTCTTTGCTTGTTCTGATATATTCTAGCTCCTGTCTTTACACCCAAACTTAATAAATTCAACCACATTATCCTGCTACCTTTCCATCTTTCCACTTCATATCTGGCAGACCATTGTCATACTTCTTACCATCATAAGTTAAGACTTGCTTTCTATTTGATCCTGATTCGTTGTAAGATACATGAACCCAACCACCAGCAGGATCATCTGGATTATAAAACTCTAATATAAGTTGGTCAAAGTCTACATTGTTTTGTAGCCAGTAAGCCACTTGAATGTTAGGTATACCAAAAATTTCTATATCTGAAGCCATGCCTTTGCAATGTTGACTGGTATTTTTTGAACCTATGGCTTCTGACAACTGAGGTGAACGATACCCTGATGTTATAGTAATTGGTTTATCAAACTTAGCTCTTAATGGTTCTAATATTTCATAGCATAAGTTTTCTAAATTTTTTATTTCACCAGCTCCAGGTGTATTATCAATACCTTTACGAGTTGCTGTCATTGATTTAGTAAATTCTTCTAGTTTAAAATGTTTAGATAGTTGCA